GTCATCAGATACAAAATCTATTGCTTTGGGATAGATATGACTAATAGCCTTTGCTACTTCGATGGCCAGTTCCATATGTTCTTTTTGTGTCCCATTTGCAGAACGTAACTCGATATAATGAATCCAACTACGAATGGTGCCATTAACGTAGAGCCGACTAACTGTGTTACCTTCTGGCAAGACTGCTCTTGCTTGTTCCTTTGCGATTCCATTTTCTATTGCCCAATTGTATGCCATTTTAGCTGTTTCAATAACAGCCATTTGTTTATTCCACCATTCGTTTTCTAATTCTGAATTTTCATTATCAATACTATTCTGGCGGTTCTTAGGATCTTGTAGCCGAGCATCCCTTAAAACAAAATCGCCATCAAGATCGCGAATGTCAGCATACCGCTGAGAAAACTCTTGAAATGAAAACGAGCGATGTCGGAGGATTTGTCTTGCGATATCTCTAGTTGTTTCGATTTCGATACATGCTGATGCCATTTCGAATGGTGACCAGTGTTTGTGTTTAATGAGGTAGTCAAGTAGCTTTGGTGTTGTTTTGGTGTTAGCCTGGTTCGCTGGATTGGAGACACGGGCGCAATAGGCAATGAGGTCTTGGATGTTATCAAGCCCCTTGAATGCAGGTTCTCCACTGTGGATACGACCGCCGGGTTGGCTATAGGATATAAGCTTTGCATGCATTATTTGCCTTGACCTCGATACTTTTTAAAACCACGCTTCTTACTTTTATTCATACTAGACATCTTTACATTACGTTGACCAATACTGGTCTTTTTATAGTTACGATTAACGGCCATTTTTTCTATTCTCCATATCAATATACAAACATTCCATACTCTGGTTCTTACCAGTTACTAATACAATAGCATCTTCGTATGCATTCTTACAATCTCGTTCTTGTTCATAACTTCCTAAATGATAGAAGTTTATATTCTGTGAAGCGGCTAATTCAAGCCATACTAAAATCCACATACTCTACTCCATTTTAAAATCTGCAAATCTATTATTCATCTCTGATTTGTCAAAGGCGGGTCTATCATCGACAACACCTTCTTCGGGATTCTCTACATCAAACAATCTCATACGAGATCTATCAATACCCAATACAAATCGTTTTTTATTGTTAGGATCATTATATCTATTCTTTAATTGTTTTACCATTACCTGACCAAGAGATTCTAATTCCTCTGATGATATCAATGCAAACATAAGATCAGCAGTTGCTGGTAATCCAAATGATTCAGACGTATCTTCTAATCCAGGATCAGAACTCGTAAAGCCAGAACGAGTAGTCTGAGTAGCAGATACAATAGGCACATCAAATTCTACTGCAAGGCCTCTTAACTCTTCTGCAATAGCCTTAATATATGTGTAAGAGTTAATAGATCCTCCTAGGCCCTTCATTCTACTTGAAGCACATATGTTAAGGTAATCAATAAAGATCATATCAGGTTCGAAATTACGTTTAAGTTTTAACTCATTAAGTAATGCTCTAAAATGACCACAATGTGCAGAACCAGTTGGATACTCTTTAATAATTAATTTACCATTAGTTCTAGATGCAATATCATCTACCTTAGTAGTCAACATCGCTTTAGACACATGTTGTAGTTGATCTAATGGTATGTTAAGTAGGTTAGCATCAATACGTTCTGCTATACGTTCCTCCGCCATTTCCATTGTAATATATAGTACATTTTTACCTTGACTTAATACAGAACCAGCGACATGACACATAAACAAAGATTTACCCACACCTGTACCAGCAAGGCAAATATTAAGAGTTTTATTTGGTAAGCCACCTTTAGTAATAGTATTAAAGTAATCTAAATCAAATGGTATACGATCTTCATCAGCATGATAAAAGTCATATCGAGATTCTACATCTTCAATATAGTCATGACCTACTGATGGATCAAAGGTAACGGATAGAGCATCTTGTAAAAGTGTAGGCAAAGCATTCTTGGTAAGTGATTTATGTTTGCCATCAATAATACTTATACTTTCCATGATAGCATTGTGTATGGCTCTATCCTGACACCACTTCTCTGTAGTATCATATAACCAATCCCCATTAACCTCTTCAACATGAAATATGTTGGGCAGTATTTCAATTGCATGTCTATACTGCTCATCACTAAACTTATCTGATTGATTTATTTCAATCTGAAAGGATTCTAATGATGGAAGTTTATTATATTTGGCTACATACTTAGCCACTTGATTAAATAATTGTTTATAGACTCCTTCAAAATATTCAACCTTTATAAAAGGCAAAACCTTACGCATGTAAGGTTCATTAGTAAGTATATTTCGCAATACTGTTTGTTCGATGTTATGATTCACCAGTCTTTGCCTCTTGTTCAATCATTTGATCTATTATACTAAGTAAAATGTTTCCTGTCAACTGGTGCCATTCTAAATTATTATCATAATCTTCTTCTACGGGACTATAAATTATTTCAGTTGAATAATTAAGGCTCTCACCATTTTCTGCCACTTTGATAGCACCAAAATTAAAAATGGTTTCTGTAAAGTCACCCTGCATTACTCTGATATCCCAACCGTCATTATCATTTGGGATTAATTCATAATGTTCGTTTTCTTTCATGCTTCTACTACAATTTCATCCATATCAACCAAAGACTGATGACCAATAGAATACTGCTTTTTAATAAAATCTTTAAAGTCTGTATTGCTAAAGATCGGATCCCAGAATTCTTTCTCTAGAGTTTGATCATACCTAACCTTGCCACCGATCTCACCAGTCTCCATATCGACCGTTGCATACCAGCCATTGGAAGGTTTAACAACGTACCCACCAGCAAGAGCCACGTCAAGCAGGCCAGAATAACTGCGAACACCACCGTCCCAGGAAACAGTAATAGGAATCTTAGACTTCTCTTTAACATATCTGCTCTTCTCAACATTAATAACAAAGTGATAACCCTGAACCTCCGTACCTTTCTTATCTTGTTGTCTACCTAAGATCCAAATGTTATCTGCGGAATAATAAATGCCTGTACCGCCTGATACAACAGCCTTAGGAAATAATCCAATCTCTTGATAAGTATGATTAACCGCAAGCATTGGAATATTCTTCATAGTAAGATATGGTGTACACATGCGGAATAAACCCTTAAGAGCTTTAGCACGAGACATGTCTGCCACTGACTTTTCATTGATAGCATCTTCTAATTCTTTTTTGGATGCTAGGTTACCAATAGAGTCAATAACGACAATTACATCATCCTTACGATCAATTTCTTCTAATTGATTAATAAGATCAAATTTTAATTCTTCTACGTTGGCTACAGGTGTATGTAATACCCTAGCAGGATCAATACCAAATTGTTGAAAGTATGATTGTGGTGAACCAAACTCAGAATCATAAAATAAAATAATAGCATCTTTCTTTGCCTTGAGATATGCAGAGGCCATAAGTAAAGCAAAGGATGTCTTAAAGTGTTTAGAAGGTCCTGCCAATACCGTAAGACCAGGTGATACTCCACCATCAACAGATCCTGATAATGCTACGTTGACCATTGGTACATCTGTAGCCACCATATCTTTTTCATTAAAAAATTTAGAATCAGCTAAAACCTCAGTTGTCTTGATCTTGCTGTTCTTCTTCAGTTTGTCCATAATTGACATGTTGTTCAATCTCTCTTGTATCTAGTTCGTAATTGCTTCTATACTCATTATTAATTTTAATAACTTTTTCCAGTAATGTCAACTGATTACTGAATTTTGTAAGTGCTGAAGTGTCTTTAGGAAAACATGCACCTCCAAACCCTTGCTTACCATCAAACCCTGGTACTTTTGTATGTGATGTGCCGATACGTTCATCCAGGCCAATACCTCTCATTATATTAGACCAATTTACTTTGGTACTGCCATATTCTTTAATCATATCATAAAATTGATTAAAGAATGTAACCTTTGTTGCAAGGAATGTATTAATACCATATTTAATAAAAGAGGCTTCTTCAGCAGAACATGATATTGTATTACAAGGTTCGCAAATGGAAAAATTATTATAAATCTGAGAAGCTATATTAACATAAGTTGGATGTCCTCCAAATATCATCATTTGAGGATTTACAAATTGTTCGTTAGCATTTTTTTCTGTAAGGAATTCGGGATTATATACTACATTTTCATACTGACCAAATCCAAATTCCTTTACAACGTCTGGTGGGGCGGTTGATTTAACTATAACAAGGGTACCTAAGGTCTGGTGCTTGTCCATTTTTTGATTAATTTTTTTTATAGTTTGAGTTAATAATGAACTATCTACATACCCGTCAGGGCCCATTGGGGTGGGAACACAAACAAAGTATGCTAAAATACTAGGATCCTCGTGTAACTTAAAAGGTTCAAGTCTATCGTATTGATAAGGAGGTTTAAAATCATATTTTGGATCAACAATAACTTTTTCAATATTAGGATGGGTAAATCCATAATCAACAGCCTTACCAACAAAGCCATGACCAATAATTACAATTTTCTTTTTATTCATTCTAGGCCTCCGATATCCTTCATTAATTCTATACCATGTACACGTTCACGTAAGTCACTTGTAGAGAATCTATGATCTCTTTTATTATAGTATATTTCTATACCTCTAGCAGAACAAATGGCTCTGCCCGTAAATTTACCATGTTTGTATTCTTCACCAATAATTCTAACATTAATATTAAATAATTGCAAGATGTCTTCTACATCTTTTTCATTTTGGTATGGTATGATTTCATCAACGTATTTGACGCCCTGTAGTTGTGTCCAACGTTCTACTAATGTTTGTACAGGTTTATTCTTTTCCGGCCTATCAATTGATGGGTCAACCTGAATACAACAGATTAGATGATCACATACTGTTTTGGCTTCTCTAAGCATTGATACATGACCTGCATATAGTAAATCAAAGGTGCTAAATGTTATTCCAACGATCTTAGAAGTTTCCATGTATGTCGCCAATCACTCACTGTAAATGTTTTATTCTTTCCCAAACGATCACTGACAGCTAATGCAATCTCATGATCATTACCACCTAATAATGTTTTATCACCAAAGAAATATATAGTATCTGTATCCTCAAAATCTTTTAGGATCATAGACTTATTATTACCTTTATATGATATATCAATTCCGGTCTCACCTGCAACCTTAAATTCATATTCGGGATGTTTTTCCGTAAGTCTTTTGACTATATCATAACGCTCATTCTTATGTTCGTCCCATTGTCGATACATAGATCTAAGCTCTAGGTTTATGCCCCTACCAGGAATACTAAAGTTGGCCAGGCCATCTCGTTCTTCTATATGATTTCCGTTCTTTTGATAAAATCTACTATTAGATACTTCTTCATTTAGATCTTTATAAAGTTGTTGTGTTAATTTAAATTCAGTAGAACTAATATGTTTATCTTGTTCCCATACATCATTACCAGAACATTGATATGCTCGCTTACATTTATTATAAATGTCAGGTGTTAATTGTTCTATGGTTTTTTCTCTATCCGAACCAGTAACAACATAAACATCGTTATATTGACAAAACGTTTTAAACCAATACTTAAATTCAGCGTCTATACGTTGACGGGATGGAGTAAGTGTACCATCAACATCAAAAATATAATGTATCAACATTTATCCCATAATGCTCCCAGGCCAAGTCCATTAATATTCTGAAACATATTATATTCCGTCCATGAGTTTGTGGTCTTAACTCCCCAACGTAAATTAGGTAATGTACCAGGTTTGCTTTTTCTGACTGCCTTCGCCCATGGATGAATATTTTTTGTAGCACCGTTTGATAAACATGATATACCTCTATCAACAGCAAATTCCCAAAAAGGTGTTTTATATTTTGTACCTGCGGCGTAATGCATACAAATAATAAGCTCAGTTGTTTTAAACCAATTAGTCATAGTCTGATTGCCAATATCATCAGGCATTTGCTCATATAGCTTTCGTTGGCAACCGTCCATAACCATAAGTACAGTATCCAGCCCAGCTCCTGTTTCCAGAGGGTCAACTGAAAAGGCTTTAGAACCATTATATATTACTCTGCCATCAAATATTTTTGAACGATAATAATTTTTAATTTTAAATACTTCTGGATCATGTTCTCTTGTTAAATTATATTCTTTTAGTACAGCATCAACACCATCTTGTAAATCATCTTGTGTGTTTAAATCACTATTATAAACATAAGTAACATTGCATCTATTAAGTAAGGGTGTCATTAAAACATATCCGTATGGCATCGCAATAGATTTTGTGTAATTAAATCTAGGGTAATCCCATTTACAATGTAATGTTAGGGCAGCATTTACAGGTATATAGTTAAACTCTTCATAATTTTTACTATCAGCTCCTAGGTCAGAACAGTCTATAATATAATCTGCGTCTATTTGAGAATAAACTGCAGGTCTGTTTGAAAACCGCACCTGTTTATGATTTCCCCATTGTTCTCTAATATGATCTTTTATTTTATTAGTATTGATGTGTAATCCATATGTTGATGGATGCCAATCATGTCTATAATCTTGACTTGGGCCCCACCCAATATATTCCATACCAGATCTATACGATGCATCAAAGAGTTCATAGTCACGTTGTGAAAATCCCAGTTTATCATGAAAATATGTTGTAAATAAAGGTGTAGTATCTTCACCCACACTTAGTACATCTTCAGTATTATTAATGTACCAATCAATATCAAAACCTAGTTCAGGTAATTTTTTTTCATTTTGGTTAAATAGACCAGGTACATAATTATTAAACTCACCTGTTGTATCAGGAGCTACAAGTGTAGGAATACTAACACAAGCGGATAAGCTGTCCCCTATCACAGCGATTTTTTTTCTTCTATAAGGATTATTAATGTCTTTATATGGCATATATTATTTCCTAGTAATTTTCAGTCCATGCAATGATAACAAATCCAACAATAATTACGACCAATATAGAAATTGCGGTACCTATCATAACTTGCTCTCCGTTAATTGTCTGATACGTATATGAGCATTATTTAATTGCTCTTGTAACTCTTTTATATTATGTTTAAGAATCTCAATTGTCTCGGCTTGTGATACAATGATTTTACGATTCTTTTCGGCTTCCATCTCATCTGGTAACATTAACCTATTACTCCGTTCTTATAGGCATATTCTAATGCATTGTTGGCTTCTAGGTCCATTGGTCTATTCTCATACCAATTACCTGTCTCTCTATCAAACTCCCTACACAACTCTACTATCTGCGTAGCATTAATGGGATACCCCTTCTCTACTGCCTTACCAGCAACCGCAATCATTATCTTATACATCTGACGATACCAACCTGTAGATGATATAGTAAGATATTCTGTCGCCAATGATTTGGGCCAGAACGGACAATCTCTATATCCGGTCCAAGTAAAGTCTGTATTATCCAACTTACCTTTTCTATACTCAACGATTTGTTCTCGCCAAGCGGGAGGTAGTCTATCCATAAAGTCTTTAGCATCTCTCTTATCATCATACGGCCATCGTGCTAGTATGTAATCGATGTCCATAGGCTCAGCGCGGTTAACGAAGAAAAAATTATAAGCATCAGCATAGCTTGCAGGAATATAGTACATCCGAGCAAGATCCTTAGTCTGTTTGTCTCCGATGTCCTCAAGCTCGGTGTTAAGGGCATACCAGAAGTGTTTGATGCGATCTTGCGCAACCTGACCACTAAGTTGGAAAACCAAACGAAACTTAGGATGAGCAGAGGTAGAGCTAGCAGTAGAGTAACAAATATAGGTCCAATGACCAAAACGGTTACGAAGCTCATTTTCTATGTCTCCAGTAATTTCAATGTCATCAACATCAACAGCAGCCCAACCAGCCCAAGCAATGACATTGTCGTTCTTTCTAGTAGAATCAGGTTTAAATATAGCTGGCGAAATAAGTGCAGCATCTTGTTTATCATTTAGTGGCCTCTTACTAAGTTTATGGAAAAAGTTTTGTAACTTATCCCAAGAGTCAAAGTTCAGACGACGATGCGTCTTGTTATCATATACAAAGCGTTGTTGCTTCTCCCACCACCTAGGTGATTCAAATATAGTCAAAGAATACATTATCCAAAAAAGTCCTCTAGCGTTGCTCTAGGTTCAACATCCCAACCGACAGCGTCAAGTAAGTGTTGGATAGGATCAACAAAAGATTTATCATACATCTTATTATAATCTACAAATCGATGTACGTCAAGCTCTTTTGGTAAAACCGCGGGAAATGCAATAACATTTTCTTTAATAGTGTTTGGCATCTTTAGATAACAGAACTTAATCTTCTCACCATTATTAATCATCTCATACTTCTGCTCTAGGCCCATACGTTTTATATGATGATTATAGAGAAGAGATCCTCGCACGTGTATAGGACATGCTTTTAAATATATATCGCGATTGTCTGACCATTTGTCTAGACCCTTACAACCTCGAGGAAAGGATATCTCTTCGGGTCTCAGAGCCTTGAACTCTTTTCGGAATTCCGCAATAAAGTTTTGTGTAGCTTGTTCACCTTCTTCCAGAATAATCTTAAAGATCTTTTTAAACTTATCCCGACACACCTGAGGTGTAGAAGATCGTACAGCATCAACTCCCATCATCTTAATCTTAGGTTCTTTATAGCGAACCCCTTCATTATCCCAAACATTAAGGATGTATCTCTTTTTTGCAATCCACACACCACGTTCGGCTATAACCTCACGAGACATCTCCATACGATTCTCTTTAGAGTTTAAAACCTTAAATAGACTATTATATGCATTCTCTAAGATAGGTTCTATCTTTTCTTGTGCTATAATGTTTAAAAAATCTATTGGCTTTTTGGGATTAAACTTTTCTACTAATGAACTCATATTAACATAAAGAGAATCAGTATCAATAGCTATTACATAATCTTTGCCCAAAGTGTCTAATGTAGTATTGAGGTATTCATTAATAGACTTTTCGGCCCAACGAATAGCCAGCTGACCAGTCAATGTAATTGATTCGGCAATACGGTGGTCAAAGTATCTAAAATAGTTATTGGCATAGGCACCATATAAAGAGTTCATAAGAATCTTAATGGCCATCTGCTGGTTTGTCAAATCAGCAATCTGCGCTTTGATGGCTCCAATTTGACTATTCCAAGATTCACGAGTGCCATATAATTTTAACTGATCTAATACAAATTCAGATGCTTTTGTTGCATCACCTACTACTCCACCACTGTCTTTAGACAATCTAACCTGATGTTCTCTTAGAGCAATCGCAGAATCATAATCACCCATATACTCTAAATCTTGGGATACACGTAACATTTTATTTTTAATAACACGGCGTTCATCATAATATTGTTTAATAACACTTGGGATGATACCATCAACGTCTTTTCTAAATCTCATGCCAGTAGCAGAGATAGCAACGTCTTCTTTGGGATCGGGTATATGACCGTTAAGAACATTATCAACTGACATACCAAACTCAATACCTGGTATAATTGTTTCAGGTGACATATTATTCTGGACAATAATATTTGGATATAGAGAGTTAAGGTCAAAGGATACAACCCAATCATGCATACCCTTTTGAGGTTCTTTTACATAAGCACCTTCATATTCTCTTTTAGTTTGAGGTCTCTTAGGTGGTATTGCTATCTGCTGCACCAATAGAATGCGATAAATGATAGCATCCCAAATCTGCACGGTACCAAAGGTCTCTGCATAATTAACACCACCCCTATAGGCCATGGTCATGGCTAGATTAATAAGGTTTAATCTTTTGTCTAGCTTCTCAATCAGTTGAACATCTTTTAGGTTATAGTCAACATACTTCTGGTAATCATACTTGTAGAGACTATTAAGGTTACCATACTCTTCATAATCTAATTTACGTTCATCCAATACAACATGTGCGATATGATCTAACTTGTATGACTCTTGGGCACCATACTGAAATCCAAACTTGCGAAATAATTCTAGATAGTCTAATTGTTGGATACCGGCTAAGTCATAGAAGAGATGTGGTCGCCCAGCAATGTTTATTGTTCGGTCTTCGACCAATCCCCACGGAGAAAGCTTTCTGTAGACATCTCCTCCGATGACGTTCCGTATACGATTAACCAGATAAGGAAGATCAAAGCCCCGAGTATTCCAGCCGGTGACAATGTCCGGAGACCACCTAGGATCCGACCAATAAGATAGCCAATCCAATAGCAGTTCAACTTCATCCTTACATTTTTTATAATGGATGTGCTCAATACCTTCAACTTCACATTTGTCTTCATCGTAGTCGTATAGCCCCCACACCCAATAGGTATCTGATTGATTATTCTTCATTGATATAGTAGTTACTGGATGTGCAGCTGATTCTGGAAATGGAAAGCCCTCATCAGAAGCAACTTCGATATCAATATATGTTATATTTACCTTCTTCTGATCAAACTTTATTTCTTTGTCGGGTCTAAATTTATCTGCAATAAATTGTGTGATGTAATTAGTTGTACCATAGATAGTCATACCATCTACTTCACCATATGTTTTCATATAGTTTGTAGCATCACGCATTGAGTCAAAACTTTTGGGGAGAACAGGATCACCCTGTAGGTTATACCAACCAGTCTCGTGTGTAGAGTTTACATATAGTGTTGGCATATAGGGAATCTTCTTAGCAACTTTTTGGCCGTCCTCGATTCCACGATATAGTATGTTATTTCCATAACGATTTACGCTAGTGTAAAAGTTCATAATACCTCCGAACTTACATTAAGCTTTTATTATATTATAAAATAAAAAAAGGGGCAACGCCCCTTTTTAAATAATTATTTTTTGAGATGCATCTGGTGGAGTCATTAACTTACCAAATGCTCTTTCATATTCATTTTTAATTTGTTGTGATGGCTTTATTTCTGCAGACACAGCCCGCTTAAAAATCTTTATGGGTTCACTTGGCTCAGAGAACATACTCCAAGGAGCTACACCTAATTCATTTTGGCTAACAAGACGAAAATTACCTACATCTTTACAAATATAATATTCATCTGTTTCCTCAACAACTTGCAGAATAAGTTCTATACCTTCCATCAATTTAAAAATGGTAACTTGCATGTTATTCCTTCTTATCTGTCACAAATTCATAAAGCTTGTCAGCCTGAGCTTTAATCTCATCTGGAGTAACTGCTTTAGGAATATATTTCTTATATGCTTCTAATGCTTCTTCAGCATTATCTTTAAACATTTCCATGGCTTTATAGGCAACTTCCATTTGCATGTCATATTGCTTGTCAAGCATGTCTTTTGCCATGTTTAGAACATCATAGCGGATTTGATATGGGTTTGACATTTTATGTCTCCTTAATGTGTGTGTGATCGAAGGGGCCATTACAGCCCCTCAGCTAAGACTCTTCTATTAGCGTTTCAGCTTTGCAACTTCCATCATAAGTTCTTTAGCTTCTTCATGCATACCATGAGCCGCTAAAGTGGCTGCTGCTCTGCTATATCCGACGATCTCGCAATGAACCATGAAGCGGTCCCAGATCTTACGGAATGTTGAACGATGATCGATTGTGACTGTATCTACTAAAAAAGCCATTAGACAAATCCTTTTAGGTTAGGATTAAAAGGAGCGATAAGATGTGATTGTTTCATATCTGTATCTTGTCTGGCAATAGAATAGATATCGCCTCTTGCAATACCAATATCGTTCAATTCTGCATCAGTTAGCCTACGCAATTCGTTTTCAGTTTGACGAACGGCTTTGGCCATCTGATAGTCGTTAATCAGCTTCTTGAAGAAGCTCTTTAGTGTCTGTGTCATTTGTTAATTCCTCGTAATGACCGATTTCGATTTTACGAGGACGCAGTTCTTCTGGGACTTCATATTTCAGCTCTACTGACAATACTCCGTCTACTAAGTCTGCTCCGTTTACTTTTACGTGTTCGGACAGCCTAAAGGTGCGTTTGAACTTCTTGGTGGAAATACCACGGTGAATGTATTCGCGACCCTTACTTACATGTTCACCTCTAACAGTAAGTGTACGATCCTTAACTTCAATGTTAAGTTCGTCCTTACTAAATCCAGCCACGGCTAATTCAATTAGGTAATCGTGATCACCCGTTCTCAGAATATTATGTGGGGGATAGTTATCTGATGAATGTTTAGCTACATAATCCAGTTCACTAAGTAGATGATCAAATCCAACAAAAGATGAACGTGGGAATAGTGATTGTACGCCTGTCATGTTTATCTCCTTTATACAAGCAAGAAAGTTATGCGACCGGTCTTCCGCATCGCAACATTATTTATATTTAAATTATAATAGGATCTGGGCTATTAGTCACGATTTTTTTGAACTCCAGATATTCATTAATCGATTAAATTATTTTTTATGGCTTTAAGAATTCTTTTACTTCTGTTACGAGATTCAAATAACTCATATAAACCTTTTAATTGACTTATACCCGAAACAGCGTGTTGATGAAAAGTACATGCAGCCTTTAAATTATCTAATTCATTAGTCATTTTAAATTCATGAAATTTTATTTTTTCTTTTGTATTGAATCTAATATATGAAGTAATATCACCATGTTTAATACTAACATTACCTTCTTCATGTTTTTTTATTGCTGCTGTTACTATTGGTCTAAACCATCTACCAATGTCAAATTCTGCTGATACGGTATTAAAATGTTTTGTATAATCATTTGAGTGTAGATATGGATGTAATGTTGTTACTGTAAGGGGCTTATCCGCAAAAAATATTTTTGTATTAAGAAATTGAAATAAACCCAATTCACTTTCTCTCATATCAACGGATTGTGATGTATAATCCATAATTCTTTCATCGTTTGAATAAAAACCTCCGCTATAATATCCAAAATCAATATCATAATTAAATTTCATAACATAACATTGTTTTACAACATCAGTTGACGCTGGGCACCTCCGGAGCATAGATTGCTTATACCAATCAGGAAGGTTTTTATTAAGTGATTCAATTTTAGTAAGTAAAAGATCAACAGAAAACTCTAAACCGGTTAGGTTATGTGATACTAAATTATGATACGATGCATAATATACATTTATAGTCATTTGTTTCCAATATTATATTTGGGACACAACTCCCACTCATCCTTTTCTTTAAACGGTAATATTTTAATAAGTCTTAAAGGAGCGCAGTCTGCTGCTTTGGATGTGTCCTGTATTTCGACTAATCCCCAATCACTCATTAGTGTAGCAATTGTGTTACGTCTTTGAATATCTGATTCTTCTAGATTAGCTTTTTTACCATCCAACATAAACAACTCTTTGAAGTGGACAATAAAGTAACGTCCTTGTTTATGTAAGATATGACATGATTGAAATAGTTTTTTATCTTTACGAGATGCTACACCAATACGTGTTAGTGTCTCTCTTACCTTTAAAAAATCTTCTGGATCATTTAAAGTCACTTCCAACATCTCTGTTGGGTTCCATTGAATTAAGTTAGCCTCTTCCACCTTTATTCACCTTCTGTTTTATTATAGTTATTTGTTCAGGTGATAGGAGATGAAGTATTTGTTTGGCTTTCTCATTATTATAGCCATAGTATTGTTTAATCACCTCAATATCACTCTCAGTTTCTGGTTTCATCCATTTCGAAAATCGTTTACGCTTTCTGATGGTATTTATCAAAAAATGATATTGAAGCTTATTATCACAATGGTGGTATTGATTCATGACATTGGCCAAGACCGCCGTGTCATTAAAGTAGCTTAATGACCTATTGACCATAAAACTATTATATGACTTCTCAGCCATATCATCAATCATAATATCTTTTTTAGTATCATTGATACTAGTAACATAATTAAAAGGGTTCATTAAATACCTTGCTCAACTCCACTATCCTGCCAAGCCCATCTATCAAGGCTCTCGGATATCAATTTATATAATTCTTCTGAGGTATAGTCTTGTGTATTCTTTTTATTAACATGATTATCATTAACATATAATTGAGGTACGGTTCTATGGCCCTGAGCTTTCATAAAAGCCAAAGCTTTAGGATCTTCTTGTATATTAATAACATAATACACATATCCTGTTTTGTCAAGCTTTGATTTCATTATTTCACAATACGTACAATGTGTTTGTGTATAAAGTGTTATGGCCATAGTACCTCCTATTTAAATTGAATGTCTCGCATAACTTCAGTAAGACAGGCAACCATATTAAGTTCATGATCAGCAACAAAGGCATCTTTATATTGATAATCAGCCAACAACAAAACCAATTGAGGTATACTATGTGAATCTACATATGTATACATGGAATCATATAGTCCACGGAATATAGCTGTAGTGTCCATATCCATATTATCAACGACCCAACGTCTCATGGCCTTAAAGTTTTTATCTTTAAGTGTTTTAGTCAGATCTCCAAAGTTGCCAGAATTATTATTTGAATTAGGAATACTAAGGTAAGAATTGGTATTAGAATATCGCTGTGCTTCATTTAAAACCCGTCTCCAGTCTGGAGCGTGTTTCATAATCAGATCAGCAGCCTCTTTCTGATCATATGATATACTCTCCTGTTCTAGTATATATACGAATCGTTTAAAGAACTGGCCAGCAAGTTCAGCCATTTCCTTTTTAGAGGTATTGAATTCATATACACCACAACGTGAATGTAATGGTTCAATGATTCTATTTTTAAAATTACATGTAAGAATAAATCGACAGTTATTACTAAACTCTTCGATAAATCCCCGCAAGGCAGGTTGTGTAGACTGGGGGTTTAGATAATCAGCCTCATCGAGGATGACAACCTTATAACCTCCTTGCAGGGATACAGAAGAGGCAAATTGTTTAATCTTCCCACGAAGAGTGTCAATATTACCTTCTTCTGATCCATTAATAAGAATATAATCAAGGTCAAGCTCATTACATAGAGCTTTGGCCACTGTTGTTTTACCTAAGC